ACCACATCATCTGCAATAATACCTGCATATTCAGATAAACTTTCAACTTGCTCATAACTCATTAGTTCTTCAGATGATTTATTTTTATACGGCATGAGACAAGATTTATTTTTTGTTGGAACAAATCCCCTAAATAAATTTTGCATTCATTATGCCTCCTCAATATGTATCATCAAATCTTTTGGCAAAATATCTTTACAAACATACCCGGACTGAAAAATATTTCCTTTAGTTTGCACGCCGTCTTTAATGTATTTTATTCTGGGATAAACATACATAACTTGTACTTCATGACTTGAAAATAATAAAGCTCTATTTCTACTATCACAAAATCCTTGTAAATTTACAAGCATAGCAAAAGGTATTCCGATTTCATAAAGACGTTTATAAACTTTATCTTTTTTACTATACGGTGGATTTGAAATAATATAATCTATATCGTTAGGAATTTTACATGTAAAAAAGTCAATTCCCATATTGATATGAGAAAATACTACTTCGTGCCCCATATCATAAAAATATTTAACAAAATTAGAATGCTCTTCATCAAATGGACACCAAATAGTGCTACTTGGTTTTAAATACGGTTCAATAATTTTTACCGCAGATAGAGGCGTTTCATATTCATCATCTTGTCGTATGTTTTTCATTTTGTTCATACTTCTACTCCATATTGTAATAACCTTTTTTTCGCAAGATCAATATACCATTGATGATCTAAATAATAAGGTACCGATTTCTCCGTCACATCTGTATTATCAATAAAACAATGCTCGGGTGTATCAGCAAATTTTTCAATGGTGGCGCCTTTGCTTTTACACTTACCAATATAAGTATCATTATTATAATCAGTACTTGCAAAAACTCTATGGCATTTATCCGCTGTAAATTCACCATTATGCCAAACTCTCCAGTATTTACCGGTCAGCTTAACAATTTTTTGAAACATAATAAGTTCATCACAACTGTTAATAGTGGTTTCAACCGGTATTTTTTTAACCATATAATCAACTAAAGCTTTATTGACAATCGGTAGATCATTATCGATTTTACTAAGCGACTTTGTATATCTTCCTTTTGTTTTCATTTTACCGTTAGGACCAACTAAAACATAATTGTTTACATCTTTTTGGAAAACTTCAGTATAAATATCAAATTCCATCCGCATTCCAGTACGCTCTTCCCATTCCCAAACAATATCATCAATAAGCCCGTACCACTCGTTATAATTTCGCCAATTGCCACCCATTCTTGCTGGACATTTAATCAAAACGCCATCTGTATTCGATTGTATCAATTCAATATATGGCTCAAGTTTTTCAAGTAAATCGATCAATAATAGCTGACCATTTACTGTAACAGCGTTATTTTCTCTAGGATCAAATAATGCTGACCGTTTATCTTTTAATTGGCCAGAAATAGCATTATCTGCGATCTTATATGGAAGCCTTGCGGTTTTGTCTCCCAAAGCCTTAAAACGTAAATTTTCACCATGAATTTTTTCAAAGTTTTCAGAATGTTTCATATGGCGATAGCCTAGCTTATAACGCAATTGTAAACTCGGATAATACGCTCCGACGTCTGCCATTAAGAAAAATCCTTTGCTGTGATATGGTCGATTTTTAATAAGCTTACGGCCTTTTGTATTATAAGCAATTTCTCCGGTTGCGCCATGTAAACCGCCCCAGGCGACAGTGTGTGGTATTCCACAAATATTTACAATTTGTTTTTTCTTATAATCTTGATTTTCCGGCTTAAAATACCAATCGCGTAGGTGCGAATATTTTCTTAAGCGTAACGTCGGCACGATTTGAAATTCAAATTGATCTGAATCATCTCCGCGATAATCTCCACCTAGTATTTTTGCTACACGTTGCGCGCCAGTCTTGCCAATATAATTGGCCGGCAAATCAAAGATTTTTACAAGGCCCATCGCAGCATCAAATTCGGCTTTACGTGCGAGAAATACGTCAATCGATTTTTCAACATCCCATTCACAGTATTTAAACGTCTCTGCGATTTCTTTTTCTGTAAGTGGCCTATCAATGTCAAATGGTACAGAAGTTTCTTTGATGTTGCTACCCATCATGCCTTCAAGCGATTTTAAACCACCATCATTTTTCAGCATAATATCGAAATTTATCATATTGATTTGACGGAATAAGCTTGAATACTGCCAGCCATCGTGATGCTCTTTGATTATAAAATCATTGACCTTTTTTGGATCCATATCAAGCAGAATCGCCTTCATAATATATTGATCATAGTGCAACACATTATAGCCTGACCATATTTCATCTTTGTGCATCAAAAAGTATGCTTCTAAGCCTTCTTTAGTATTATGAAATCGCCTCACAGTTTTTTCTATGGGATTAATAATTATAACCATCCAATCATATTTGAACACCTCAAAATCATAGAAATGTAACATGTATTATTTTCTCCTGTTTCACGTCTTAATTTTGTAAGTTCTCTATCTAAACATTGAGCAAATAATTCACCATGAGTATATCGATCTTTTTTATTTCTTTCCGGTAATTTATTTTGAATACACATTATAGATTTTACATTTGTTATCTTACTCATGTTATTATACCTTAAAAGAGGTAGTTTGTAAATAGTAAAATTCAAGGCGGTCAAAAATGACCGCCATATGGATTTTTATTATACTTCATAAACCTCATCTATTGAAATGTTATTAAAAGCATCTGGATCATAGAACACGTCGTATTGTAATTCAGAACTTACATCTTCCGCAATATCCAGTACAAGTTCTGCAAACTGTGAATAAGTTTCAAAAATAATCGGTCCGACTTCATCAGAAGGTTCAAGTGACTGCAGCCATCCTACAGCCGATGCAATCATATTTGCATCGTTTTTGGTGCCATAAATAACGCGGTTCATAAAAAGACAATTTCTTGTAAATTCACACTTATTGCCATCTTCATCGCCTAAAATTCTCATCATGGCTTTAAGCATCGGCCGACCGTCCTTGGTTTCTCCGAGCTCCAGACGTTCCAGTTCGCAGCGATAAGTGCCTTTAGGAACTTCCTTATATTCTCCTGTTCCATTTTCCTGAGCAGCTGCGATATCTTTTTTTAACTGTTCAGTGTTTACCTGTTTATCAAATTTTGAAAAATCAATTGCCATTATTATATCCTCCTTATATGACTTGTTTTAAGCTCTTCTGCGACGTCTCCTTGTTGTAGGCTTAGGTTCTTCTACATTATCCTCTTCAGACTCATTCTGGAGCTCCTGAGGCTCATCTGTGGGCATATCAGACTCTTCTTTGGCCTTTGTTCTTCTCTTTCTTTTTGGAAGTTCTTCCGTTTCGTCAAAAGGTACTTCCTCTCTAGGATCATCCGGATTAATACCATCATAAGCGATAGACTCTGAATCTTTTTCTTCGGTTGTGTCAACTTCGGAATCATTAGAACGACGACGGCCTCTCCCGCGCTTAGGTTTTTCATTCGTTTCTTCAGCTTTTTTTGCTGCCGTTCTACCGCGCCGTTTTTTAGTTCCTTTTTCAACTTCAGTATGTGCAACAGCTTCATCTGCTTTACTAAGCTCATCTGCAGAAACGGTATTTCCAAGGCCATAATATTCTCTAATTTTCTGATCTACATAATATAAATCATTTTCAATGGCATAACTTGGAAACATATCTGCCGGTGATTTTACCGTGTCTTTACCGTTATTCTGTGTTAAAAAGCTATACTTGCCATCTGCAACATGGGTCTTAAGAACTATTGTGCTCATGCCCTCCAAAAAGATTTTTTCATCAAGCAATTTTCCGATTGTTTTAAGCCGCTCTGTTCCTTCTGCATCAATATCTGTATGACACATAACATATACAATCACATCAGGCGGAAGCTCCCGTACTTTATCGGCGATATCCCAAGCGTGGCGGCCAATTTCAGTAAATTTATCCCAGCCATTTTCATATGCTCGTCTCATAAATTCATTGGCCATAAGATACTGAAAGTCATCAACCACAATAGATTTATAATCTTTAGCATAGATTTCAAGACCTTCTGCAATTTTTTCATAATCATCTGTGTTTGTTTGCTCAATTTCTGCAGAACCTCGAAACGGTAAAATTTTACCTTGCACATTAAGTACCGCCAGGTCTTTTTTTGGAAAATTTTTCA